TTACTTTGTAGGCGCCACGATCTTGCCCCGGCGCAGGTAGTGCCGTTGGGTCGTTTTGACGCTGTCGTGCCCCAGCAGATCGCTGGCCGCCTGGTCGCCCCGGTCGTCTGAAGTATCGTCGGCCGCCTTCGCACGCAGGTCGTAGAACCAGAATTTCTCAATCTCATCCTTCAGCTCAGGCACCTCTTTTCGTGCTGCCGCTCGGGCAGTGTCGAAGTGTGCGCGCAGCGTCGGCGCGGTCAGGCGCTTGCCCTGCCTGTTCACCAGCAACGCGGCCGTCTTCATCTTGCAGCCCGCCTTTCTGACCTCAATACGGGCAAGCAGCGCCGCAAGTTCGCCGACGATCTGGATCCGCAGCGGCTGCTTGGTTTTCTCCTGGGTGACGATGAGGTGTCCGTCGATGATGTCGTGCTCGCTCATGCTGAGCGCGTCGGCCGGGCGCTGGCCGGTGAGGTAGGCCAGGTCCATGGCATCGCGCAGCGGCGCGCTGGCGTGGTCATGCACGGCCTTAAACACTGCGTCGGTGATATACACCGTTCGCTTGGCCAGTGAGTGCCCCTGGATGCCCTCGCATGGGTTTGGCAGGTCGGTATAGCCCCACCCGCGCGCCTTATTCCACATCGTTGAGAAAACGCGCTTGCACCGGTTCGCCGTGGTCGGCTTGTCCGCATGACCATCGAGGAACTGCCGGATATGCATCGGCTTGATCTTGCTCAGCGGCGCCTCGCCGAATGAGGCCATCAGGTGCTTGATGTCCGAGCGGTACATCTTGGCCGAGCTGGCGGCCAGCTTGGGCAGCGCATCGGTCAGGTACCGCTTCTGCACATCTCCGAACGTCGCGCCGGCGCTGGGGGCAACAACCACGTTCAATTCGGCGTACTTTTTCAGGGCCAGAATGAAGTCGTCTCCCAGCGCAATTTCCTTGCGTGGCTTGTCCTGGGTGTACATGTAGAAGTAGACCTTGCCGCTTCGTTGCTTACGTGGATGCATGTGCGGCGGCATATTCAGGTTACGTGTGTTTTTTCGGCCCATGGCTTATCCTCGGCATTACCCATTCCTTCTCGCGCGGCGCCTCTTTCCGCCCCTCAACTGCGGCGACGGTGACGACTGGCTGTCCAATGGCATTGACCCAGAAGGGCAAGCCCATCGTTCGCAACGCCTCGATTTGTTTCGACTGCCTGCGACGCCCGGTCAGCGTGACCAGTGCGTCTTTAGTGAGAAAAGTTTCCAATTATGCACCATTCCTTTTTATCATCGTTCAGCCGGTTGTGCTGGTACTGAATCACGGGGTTTCGCCGTCACCGGGCGTAGATCGAGAGCGCACCGCTTCACCTCGTCCGAATACCGGTGCTGGGAAGTCGCGTTTGAAACGCGAGCCCCTGACGCGCTCGACACAGCCGGATTCATGCTGCCGCTCGTGTGAGGGCGTCCAGCTCGTCGGCCACATCGGCCGCCATGCTGGCGCAGGTTTGCAGCGCATCCGCCCGGCTCTCAGGCTGCAAGATCGGGATCGCCGCCAGCAGCGCGCTGATCACGTTGGCCAGGCCGGCTAGGCGCTTGACGTCTGCTTCGTTGATAGCGGTCCTCATGCTGCACCCAGTTGGCGGTGGGCTACGCGCAGCGGTGTGGTATCTTTCTGGTCGTTCATAGCATGCTTTCAAAAATTTTGGCTGTGATAGGCCATCCGGCGTCTGCGCGTCGGGTGGCCTTCTTTTTTCTGTTGCCGGTGGCTGGCGCTGGTTACTCGATATCGCCGGCTGGCGGATCGTGCAGGTCGAGCATCGGCTGAGCCTGCTTCTTGAGTGCATCTTCCTCGGCCTCGTTCGCCTGCTTCTCGCGGCGCCTGGCGCCCAGCCCTTTGCCGTGATAGCTGCCACGCCGCTTGCTGTCCACTTCCCGCAGCTCTAAATCCATGCAGCGGTAGCGCAGGCCGTCGCGCTGGTTTTTAATGTACTTGGCCATGGCGTTGAAAGCGTCGATATAAGCCAGCTTGAAAACGAAAGCGCGGCGCCCCGTGAAACCCATCGCTAAGAGCGTGAATCCGTCCCTTGTCATGCGGTACGAGGTAGTCTCGATTGGCGCCCCGCCGCTTGGGTTTTGACGACTGGATACCGTCTCCTCAAAAATGAGGCGGCGGTCAGGTGGAAGTTGCGAGCGCAATTTGAGAATGGCCCGCACCACGTTGTCGTGACGCTTCTTGAAGACGGTCGCCACCATAGTCGCGTCAGTGCTCAGCTCATCGCCGTCGGCCTGGATGAAATCCAAAAAGTTTAGCACTGGCACCTTGATATCGGCGAAACGCTCGTCCGTGTGCTTGCCGGCCGCGTCCGCCAGCAGTTCATGCGGTTGACGGCTGCTCATCGCAAGCCTCCTTTCTTCGGATTGAAATCTCGGATCATCGCGATCATTGCTCGGTCGCCGCCGACGCTGTAGGTCACATCGCAGGCCAATTGCATCGTGCGGGCAGACTGCTCGCCCTTGCTGAGCATGGTGACCAGGATGTCGGCCTGGCCAAAACCAGCCCTTGTGGCGCGCGCCAAGATAGTGTCCACGTGCTCGCGAAGACCAGGTGCAGCCAGCTCCGACGGATCGTAGGCGTAGATCGCGACCATCAAGAATGATGCGGGCGCGGTGAGAACGTAGTGGTCGTCTTTTTTGACGAAGTGCTGGTGTGCGCTCATGCTGCGCCACCGGTTTTCGCATCGCAGGCTTCGTCGTGTAGGACTTGAATCAAGCCCTCCATTTCTTCGGCAAGTGTGACAAGCAGCCAGCGAGCGTCGCTCTTCACCGCCTCAGTCCAATCTTCGAATTCTGCGCTTGACGTCAGAAGCGCCAAGCTGTGAAGTTGACCGGCGCGCATGCCGGCGTAATCCGCCGCTTTTCCAGGTGCGAACGAAACTGTAGCGAGGCCTGCGATTTGGTAGCTTTTGTGCTCAGGAGCATCCAGGGACGGGCGGGCGGTCATGCTGCACCTCGGCATACAGGGCTGGCTTTTGCGAAAACGAGATCTTCAATCGCCCCGTGCCCATCCTTGATTTTTTCAAGCGACGAGCCCAGCAGCCGAGTGAACGCGTACAGGGTGTCAATAGTGTCTTTGTCGCACTCGCGGTATTCGAAGTCCTCCAGCCGGTTCGCGATCGCCGTGGTGAGCACTTGCGCGTCCATGCGCGCGGTATTGATTTCGCTGGCGGCCTTTCTTGCCGTATCCAGGCTGCTCGTGGCGGCCATCATGATGCGGCCCCTTCTACGCGCACCAGCGCTACAATGGCGTCTGCTCCCTCTTGCGCCACAACGGAGTTGCGGTAAACCGCCTTCAACAGCGCATCCAGGCGGAGCATCGTGCGGCCGACGTCGGGAACGATGCTGTCTCCGTAGTTGTCGATCTCCTCGAAACACATTTCGCAAAGGGTTTGCGCTGCTAAGGTATGCCCCTCAATATCAGTGGCATGTACGTCAATGCAGCGGAGCAGGGCTTGCGCACCGGCATTTGACTCGCCGCCGTGTGCCTGTGCCGTATGATCCGACGCAAGCATAAGTGGGTTCTTTACAAGATTATCTTGCGATCCGATTTTTGTGGTGTTAACATTCGTTCGTTGGGTCATTTTCTACTTTCAAATGGGTGTGTTGATCCACGCGGCCTCGGATGCGTCAACATCCTCGGCCACAACTTTCCTGTCTCACCAGGTGGTTGGAAAAAATGACAAGGATGGCCTGCCAGCCGTCCTTGTCAGTAGTATTTATCTATCTCAGTGCAAACTTTTCATCTTCCGTGTTTCCATCAGGACACTGCGGTTAGCATAGTCGATAGCGCCGCAAAAACTCAAAATATTGGAACTTTACTTTGGCATTTCAGCCAAACCCTCGGCGTGTTTAGTCGCACGAATTCCTGCCTCGATTAAAAAGAGGATCTCGGCGTTCATCGTGCGCAAGTTCGCCTGCGCACGGGCCTTCAACATGTCGCGCTGACCCTCAGAGTGAAAACGCAAGATGAAGCGGTCCTTGTCTGCGTGTGTTGATGCGCATGTATTTTTCATGATTTCCTAGCGTTATGCCTAGTTGGCACTAGTGACCAAGATATGCCTACTAGGCATCAATGTCAAGTCGGAAGCATTGAATATATTCCTAGTTGGCATCAAGATGCGACATGGCCAAAAAACCTTACCCCAGCGAAGTTCTTGACCGTTACATAGTCAGGCTTCCGAACGGAATGCGTGACCAGATTGCGCGCGCTGCCGAAAAAAATGGACGCAGCATGAACAGCGAAATTGTGGCTCGGCTTGCATATACGTTCGAAAAAGACCTGACCGACTGGGTTAGCGGCAGTTCAACAGAGCAGCCCGAGGCTGGCAAATACACGGAAATTGCTGACTTGATCGTCCAGCACCTCGAAAGGCGCTTAGTGTTCCAAATGAAGCCGGTAAAGCTATCTGATCCGCATAGCCCGCCTTCTGCTGAAGTCGAAACACCCGTCAAGCCCGCTCGGAAGCGCGTGCACAAGCCCAAGCCCTAACCGACCCGGTCCGGCGGATGGTGCAAGGGCAAGGCGAGCTGTGAGGTAGGACCTGTAACCGCGTTCTTGCGGGCCTGGATCTTCGCGAAGTGCTCTTCTGTGGCTGTGCGCTCGATCAACGGTGCTGATGCCTGCGCAGCTTGTTTCACGCCACCCTTGGTCAGTTCGGAATAATGCTTAGTGCCGGCAGCCTCGTTGTGAATGGAGTGCCCAGTCGAGATTGGCACCTTGTTTCTCACGGAAAGACGATATGCCGCAACGTGCAGAATTTCCTTGTCATCAGCAGTCGCTGGCTCAAGGTCAGGATCGACTTCAAACTGCTTGAAGTAGTGATCCTCGAGTGCTGAGAACGCATCCCATGCCCGATCGGTTTCGATCATCTTTGCATGCCTGGTCGCGCCACGCTCCGTCCACAAAATCAGGGAGCGCGTCTTCGCTGAAATTTGCAACCCTCTTAAAGAAGGTCGCAAATTTTTGAGAGCCCGGCCAGATACCTTGTAGTAGTGCAGCCCCGAGTCAAAACGAAGCGAGTTGCGGGCGAAGTTCTGCTGGATGTGCTTTGCCTCCGTTTCGTACAGCTGCGCCAAGAGCTCTGTCGTGATGACGTTTTGCCCATTCCATTGGATGCGTGGCAGCGCGGCTGCACGTACTTTGAGCGACTGCATGGTGACCTGCGGCCCGGCGGCATCGGCCAGCAAATCGCTTGGTGGGCGGCCGCTCATGCTGCACTTCCGACAAAGGCGGCGAGGTCGCGTGTCGCGTCAGCGGCCAGGCTAACGCAGGTTTCCAGGATCGCACGGCGCTCGACGGCGGGAAGGATATCAATAACGCTGAGAAGGGCAGCAGCTGCGCCAAGACGGCCACCAGCGGCTTTGATCTGCTCGGCAAAGCCGCCGGGGATTGATGCAGGGAGTGCGTTCGCGGGCACTTTGCTAATGCTGGTCGTGCTGTTGATGGTCATGTTCGCCTCAGGTCGATTGGACTGAAACAAACTGTACACAAGAAAATATGGCAAGGCAAGAAAAACTAGCAATTTTTACCTATTTTATTTTTCTAGCTCTCCCCATTCCCAAACATCAAAGGCTTGCAGTTGAGAAAGTATCGCATCCCTTTGACGCTTGGTAGTCAGCATATCAAAGGCCGCGCCAATTAACACAGCCTGAGGTGAAAGCGCTTTCCGACGCCGCTCTCTATCTTCGACCATCCCTTTTTCGATGTCAGTCAGTAAAGTGCTGAGTGACTTGAGCATTTCGTCGCCGAGAGCCGCCACCTTACTAACTGCTGCTCCATAGGTTAGAAATTCAGGAGATGTCTGCAGTGCGTCGGCAACCGCTTGCAGCCGTGATCGCTTAGGAGCAGTGCCGCCTTCTTTCTCCCACTGTTGAACAGTCTGCCAGGCAGAGACGCCGACCTTTTCCGCCAACTCTTTCATTGACATACCGAGTTCTTCACGGCGCTGCTTTATTCGAGTGTGTATGGTATCCATGGCGTGATCGTACACTAGATTAATAGGTGGCGCACGGAAAATGCTATCCAATGCTGGAAATTCTAGTATAGAATGAGGCATGAACGGAATCGACAAAACTATTGCGTACTTCGGCGGCCTTGCATCCGCCGCTCGGGCCCTCGGAGTTGGGCGTTACCAAGTTGTTCAGTCGTGGCGAGCTGTCAACCGTGTTCCGGCTGAGCACTGCACGCGAATCGAAGAACTGACTGGCGGGGAAATCCGCTGCGAAGAACTCAATGATCGGGTTGACTGGGCAGTAGTTAGAAACTCGCACTCGCGCCCCACCTAATCCCACTGCGATAAATATAGCCAACGCCACCGCTCATACGGCGGCGCAAGGCCCCTTTACGCCCAAATTTTGGAGAGCAGCATGAAGACCATCATCAAACGCACCGTCATGCACCTGTACTGCCGCGAGCTGATCAAGGGCTCGACGGTCATCCGCGCGTTCAACCGCTTTGCGCTGTGGAGCGCTTAATGTCGGAAATTTTGACCCTGCCTATTGGCATGATCAGCATCAGCGGCGGAACGCAATCACGCGTCGCGCTCCACCAGGAGACCGTGGACGACTACGCCGAAGTGATCCGCCTCGGCGGTGAGCTGCCTGCTGTGGTGGTCTTCAACGACGGCGAAAGCTCGGGTATGTGGCTCGCCGACGGCTTTCATCGTTTCCACGCGCATCGAGCTGCTGGCGCTGCTGAGATTGTCTGCGATGTGCGCGCCGGGTCGCAGCGCGACGCAATACTGTTTTCTGCGGGCGCCAACGTCGCGCATGGCTTGCGTCGCACGAATGACGACAAGCGCCGGGCCGTCTCGATCCTCCTTGGTGACGAGGAATGGTCGAAGTGGAGCGACCGCGAAATTGCCCGTGTCTGTGGCGTGGGCAATAAATTTGTTGGCGACGTTCGCGCATCGGTCTGTGTTCCGAACACAGATGAATCTCCGGTTCGAGTCGTTGTCCGCAATGGCACAACCTATGAGCAGAACACCGCCAACATTGGGAAGGCTAAAGCTGCGGCGCCAGCGCCAGTATCGAGCGCGGCCGCAGCGCAGTCCCCGGAAACCGCCTCGGCCAGCCCCATGCCTGGAACCGCAAAGCCCACACCTGCACCTGTACAGCCGGAACCGATGGACGTGGAGCCTGCACAGCACGTCGTGACTGAAATCGACGCTTTGCGCGAGCAGGTCGCGGAATTATCAGAAAGCCTGCGCGCTACGCTGGCCGACAACGAAATGATGGGTCGCGTGTTCGACGCGGACGACCAGCTCAAGGCCGCCATGGACGAGGCCGCACGCCAAAAGGCTATCGCTGTCAACGCCGAGCGCACCCTCGCCGCGAAGTCGGGCGAATTTATCGAGCGCGCCAAGGCTGTCACCTACTGGCAGCGCCGCGCAGAGAAAGCAGAGAAGCAACTCGCCCGCCTGGAGACCGCAGCATGACGCCGAACTACGCCAGCACGAAATTCCCAGTGCCCCGCCCATTCCAGACCAGCGCACGCGAAAAGCTGCGCGAAGGCTTCAAGGCCGGCCACCGGTGCCAGATGGTCATGAGCCCGACAGGCTCCGGCAAAACCATCCTGGCTATGTTCTTGACGCACGAAGCGCTTATGCGCGACAAGCGCGTCATCTTCGTGGCCGACCGCCGCACGCTGATTAATCAAACCTCCGAAGTGGCCGACTCCCTCGGGCTGATCCAGCATTCTGTGATGATGGCCGGCCACTGGCGCTTTGACCCTTCTCGCAACTTCCAGATTGCCAGCGCGCAGACACTCGCGCGCCGCTCCTGGCCCGATGCCGACCTGATTATCGTTGACGAGGCACACACCCAGCTCAAGGCAGTGACGGACCATATCCAGACCTGCCGCGCCGCCGTGATCGGGCTGAGCGCCACGCCGTTTAGCGCTGGCCTTGGCAAGCTGTATCACAACCTGGTCAACGCCACCACTATGCGCGACCTGACCGAATCGGGCGTACTGGTTCCAATGCGTGTGATGTCCTGCACGAAAGTCAACATGGAAGGCGCAGCTACAGCTGGTGGAGAATGGACCGACAAGGCGGCGCAGGAACGCGGCATGGAAATCGTCGGCGACGTGGTGCATGAGTGGATCAAGCACGCCGAGGGCCGCAAGACCATCGTTTTCGGCGCCACCATTGCGCACTGCGAAGCGATGGCGCGCGAGTTCAACACAGCCGGCATCATGGCTACCGTGTTCACCGCCGAGACCACCGAAGCTGAGCGCAAGGACATTCTTGCCGACTTTAAGGCAGCGGATACCGCACTACGCGTGCTCATTTCGGTTGAGGCGCTCGCCAAAGGCTTCGACCAACGCGACGTGAGCTGTGTGTGCGACGTACGCCCGCTGCGCAAGTCCCTTTCGACCGCAATCCAGATGTGGGGCCGTGGCCTGCGGGCGTCGCCAGAAACCGGAAAGACGGACCTGCTGTTGCTGGACTTCTCGGGAAACATCGTCCGCTTTGCCGAAGACTTTGAGGTGATCTATCACGAAGGCCTCGACGCCTTGGATATGGGCGAAAAACTCGACAAAACAATCCGCAAGGATGACGAGGAAGAATCAGACCACCCGGCCAACTGCCCACAGTGCCAGTTCGTGCCGTTCCGCAAGCGCTGCATGTCGTGCGGCTTTGAAATCATCAAGGAAAACTTGATCGAGCACGCCGCTGGCGAAATGGTCGAATTCAAGGTGGGCAAGGCTGTAGTCGGCAACAAGTTGGCGGTGTGGGAGCAAGCATGCACCCTGTGCCGGAATCAGGGCAAGCCGGAGACCGCCAAGGGCCGCGCGTTCCACCTGTTTCGCAGCATTACCGGCGCCGAGCCGAAAGGCCTGCCGAGCTTTGACGCAGTGCCAAACGTGCCTATCTCGCGGGCTGTCATGAACAAGGCCAAGGCCAATGCGATTGCTTACCGCGCGGGGCACAAATGACGATGCAGAAAGCAGTCAATGCCTTGTCGTTCGTGCCACCGCACGACCGCGACACATGGGTTCGCATGGGCATGGCGCTCAAGAATGAGTTTGCCGAGGATGGTTTTGACGCCTGGGACTCGTGGAGCCAAGGTGCCGATTCGTATCAAACCAACGCCGCCAAGTCGGTATGGCGCAGCATCAGCCCTGCCGGAAAAATCGGCATCGGCTCACTGTTCCGTGAAGCTGCGGCTAATGGCTGGCGCGACAACGGCGAGCATCGTGGCCCGCTGACAGAAATGGAACTCGCCGAGCATCGCCGCGCGCGCGCCGCGCGTGACGCCGCTACCCTGGCCGAAGAGGACCGCAAACACCTCGCCTATCGCGCTGCTGCCGCCGAAGCACAGAAAATCATCGAGCTGTGCGAACTCAAGACCCACTACTACCTCAACTCCAAAGGCTTGTCCGATACCGTCGCGCTCGTCAATGACGCAACGCTGATCGTGCCGATGCGTAGCTTCGAGACCGGCGCGCTTGCTGGCTTGCAGAGCATCGCCTGGCTGCCGGCAGAACGTCGCTGGGAAAAGAAGATGCAGTTCGGGATGCGCGCCAAGGGATCGGTGCTCAGGCTGGGCAATGCGCGGGCCAAGGAGACGTTTTTGTGCGAGGGGTACGCCACGGGCCTGTCTATCGAGCTTGCGGCCCGCAGGATGCGGCTCAACGCGTCTGTGCTGGTCTGTTTCAGCGATTCCAACGTGGCGCACGTTGCGTCGATGGTTACCGGTTCGGCCTTTGTCATCGCCGACAACGACGTATCCCAGGCCGGCGAGAAAGCGGCCATCAAGACTGGCCTCCCGTACCGCATGAGCGATGTCGTCGGTGAGGACGCGAATGACCTGCACCAGCGCGCCGGCCTGATGACCCTGTGCGCCCTGCTGATGGCGGTTCGCATGAGCTGACTGCGCCTGATGTGAACAGCGCGCCGGTCGGGAAACAACAGCGGCGCGTGGGGAGTGCTCCTACTGTGGGAAAGATTCTGAAACAGGGGCAGATGGCGGCGAAGTTAGCACCATCGGATCGAACGGCTGACGGGTCATAACACTGCGACGGTGATATGTGAAGGCTCAGCTCTAGGAGGGCTGAGTCTGTCCAGCTCGGGTGATGAAGAAGCGTAGGAGCAGTAGGTGCTTGAATTATAGATAGAGGGTGACGTGATGGATCAACAGGTCGAGCGCCCAATACCGGCAAAAATTGAGCAGCGCCTGATGGAGTTACTGAAAATGAAGGAGTTTGATATGCAAGAAGTGAACTGGTGCCGTGCGACGTACTGGGCCCGGCGCGACGATTGGCACGCCATCCTGGTGGCCTGCCACAATGCCGGGCTGGCGCGGATCGCAACCGAAAGCGCAGCTGCACGCGCAGTCGAGGTGCTCCCATGAGCAAGCGCCCGATCCTCACGCTGCGCTGGGCCGGTAAGACCGCACCGGTACCCGACATCCTTTTCGTAGACGTGACCGATAGCGCGGCGCCGCCGGCGCTTAGGCCCGTGCGTGTTGCCACGTTGCCGCCGGCGGTGCGCGCCACCTTGGAACAAGAGCACTACGAAAACGTGGTGCGCCTGCTGGACGGCTGGGCCGATTGGATCAGGACTGGCGAACCGATTGCCGAAGGCGCACCACGGCAGTGCCTGGGCGCCCCAGACGCACGCATCCACAGCTTCGAAGACATGGAGATCGAGGTCAACAAGCGCCTGGTGCGCGAAGTTCACACGGCGGTGTGGGACCTGTGTGTCATCGAGCGCGAATCGGTCATGACGCACTACGGGCTCAAGACACGCGGCGTCTGGCGCGCGGACTTCGCCAAGGTATTCGATCAGGCGATCGACAGCCTGTTCAAGATGCTCAAGGACCGCGTGGCCTGCTGACAGCCAGGCTCGACACCCGCCCGGCAGTATCCGGGCGTGCAGATTTTCAGCATAGCGAGGCGGCGCATTCCGCCATAAAAATTGGAGAGAAAAATGAGTCAAGTCAACGAGTCGGCACCAGCAAGCCAGCGCAGCGAAAAGCCGGCGGTTTCGCTCAAGGTCATGAAGGAACGAGGCATGCCGGGCGTGTCGACGGTAAAGAGCTGGGGCGTCGATCCGCGCCTGGTGCAGTTCGAGCCTGGCTTTAACCGCCCGATCAACCGCGAGCACGTCGAATCGATCAAGGCGTCGCTGCGCGCCGGGCACGAGTTTGACGATATCAAGGTCCGCATCGAGGAGGGCATGATCATCGCCGTGGACGGTCACCACCGGATCACCGCTGCGGTTGAGTGGCTGGCCGAGCCTGGCGTGCGCGAGCCTGATGGCGGCTTCCAGCTGGGTGCCAAGCAGTTCCGTGGCGGCGATGCAGAGCGCGTTATCCACCTGATCACCAGCTCGCAGGGCCTGGGCCTGACGCCGTTGGAGCGCTCCGCGCAGTATCGCAAGCTGGTGGGGTGGGGCTGGACGCCAGCAGCGATTGCCGAGGCGGTGGGCCGGTCGGTGCAGAACGTGAGCGACGCCCTGGTGCTGGCCGACGCAAACAGCGACGTAAAGCTGGCCGTCACCGAGAAGCAGATCAGCGCAAGTAACGCGGCGAAGATCGTTCGCCAGAGCGGCGGGCGCGCCGGCGCCGTCATCGCTGAGCATGTCGAGGCCGCGCGCCTCCAAGGCAAGGCAAAGGCCACGGCCAAGCAGATCGCCGGGAACACGCCCAAGGACTTGGTGTCCGCAATACGGCGGGAGATGGATAGCGGTGGAACGTTCCGCGCAGAAGAGTTGTGCCCGACGTTTGCCGATCTCATCAAATATTTGCGCGGAACGGCGGCAGCATGAAAGACGGAAGCATAGGAGTTGCTTGTGCCGGTGTCGTGCTGATGATTTCCTTGCTGTTTGCTCTACCGTCAACACCGACGCCGACGCCAGCAACCCCTGAGTCACCCCCGCCGACGCCAACCTCGAACCTTCGGTATGAACCGCTCGTCTTTCTGGACCAGATCACCGGATGCGAATACCTGAGCACGCACACGTCGGCCACGCTGGTGCCGCGTGTGGCTGCGGACGGCAAGACGCACATGGGCTGCAAAGCGGCCTCGCCGTGACAGAAGAGAGTGCGGCATGCGCGGCCGAAGAAGGCATCGCTGCCGACGATATGTAGCGTACAGCATCACCGCGCAGCCGCCCCGCGATCCGGGCGGCATAGTAGAAGATTGGAAAATAATATGAGCTTAGTCAATCGTTACAAGGTGCAGTTGCCGGGCGGGCGCCAAGCGCTGAATGCATTTGCTGTCGGGCGCGATGTGGTGCTGGCGCTGGTCGTCCTCATCGTGCTTTCGTCCTTCTGGCCGTTCCGGACCGTGCCAACTGGCTCGCGCGGCGTCATCACGCAGTTCGGCGCCATCAAGGGCATCCAGAACGAGGGCCTGGTCATCCTGGCGCCGTGGGAAAAGCTGGCGCTGTTCAGCGTGCGCGCCGAGGAGGCCAAGATCGAGAACGCCGACGGCAGCACCAGCGACACGCAGCCGGTCAAGGTCAGCATGACCGTGCGCTACAGCATCTCGGTGGCCAGGGTGGCCGAGGTCTACGAGAAGTACAGTCATGACGGCGACCTGTCGTCCTATGTGCAGACAGCGACTCAGGAAGCGTTCAAGGCCGTCACGGCACGCTACACCGCACCGGACCTGATTGCCCAGCGTGCGCGCGTATCCGGCGATATCGCGGCCGCTCTGCGCACAAAGCTTGAGCTGTACGGCGCCCAGGTGATCAACATCGACATGCGAAACTTCGCATTCTCTGATGACTACATGAAGGCGATCAGTGCGAAGGTGACGCAGGAGCAGCTGCGCCTTGGCGCCGAGAACAAGCTCAAGACCGTCGAAGCTGAGCAAAAGCAGAAGGTGGCCATTGCCGAAGCCGAAGCGTCAGCGCTGCGTGCCAAGGCCGACGGTGAAGCATACGCGAACCTGAAAGTGGCAACCGCACAGGCTGATGCGTTGAGGGTGCAAAACTCTGCGCTGGCGCAGAATAAAGACGTGCTCGAGCTGCGCCGCATCGAGGTTGAGCACATGAAGGCTGAGCGCTGGGATGGGAAACTACCGGTCAACATGTATGCTGGTGCACCAATGCCGTTCCTGAACATCGGGAAATAAATTTCCAAAATCCATTGACAGCAGGATACATAACAGTAGAATAGCTGCCATCGGGACTTTTTGCGCCCGGAAATAAAGAAGCCCACTCCTTTCGGTCGTGGGCTTTTTTGCATTTCTGCGGGGACGAATTACGCGAAGCTGATTTCCAGCTTCTTGCCCAATGCTTTCGCGGCCTGTTCCACAAACTCGATTTTCGAAGAATGGTTCAGGTCGAACAATCGGTCAACCTGGGGCGTGTGGACGTTGAGCAGGCGCGCCAGATCGGCTTTGCGGAGCTTCTGCGCATACATCTCGTTCCATAGCAAGACTTTCGCTGTTTCCAGAGCTGGCAAGGACACTACGGCATCGCCGGCATCCGCAGCCGATGGTAATGGAATAGGGCGCCGCTCATCGAAGTAGATCGACAGCGCTACCTCCAGCGCTTCGACGGCATTGATCAGCGCGTCCTCTTTGTCGTCACCGACAGAGTGCGCCTCGGGAAAGTCGGGAAAACCGACCAACAATGTGCCGTTTGTATCTCGCGTGAGGGTGATGGGGTAGTTCAACATATTTTGCCTTTCCGGTTATCTGGTGCGTCTTATACGCGGTAGATCTATACGGGTTGTTGTTACGGATATTTAACGCTTACTGCTTGGTGGTCCATCAATGCATCGAGCCGGGAAGAAAACCCCTTTCGGGGTCTTCTTACTTAAGTCCAAGGTTTTTCTTAATGCTCTCTGCTAGTCCCTTACCAATTTCTTTTGTTCCATGGTCCGGGAAGACTGCTGTTTTGCCATTAAGAGAGACCTTGAAGTGACTGCCCTTCGCCGGGGTAATTTCAGCCCCCTGTTTGAGCAACCACCGCCGGAACTCGCTGTATTTCATAACCCTCCTTTGTTCGTTTCAGTGACTACATAATACAACATATATGTTGTGTTTGCAAGTGCTTCACAACAAATATGTTTTGTTTTCTTGTGCGAGACTCCATGACGCAGACCACCAAGCCCGACGAGCACCTGGTGCGCGAATACATGGACCAGCGCACGCACGCCGAACACGAGCCGCCGCCGAGTATCGAGGAGATACGCCGCCAGCTGGGATGGGGGCTGATCCCGCACAACGATGACAGAGAAGACCAGTCATGAAAATCGCACACGAGCGGGCCTGGCTGATGATCGCCACACAGCCGGTCGGGCTAGAACGATATCTCCAAGAGCGCGCCATGCGGCGGACGTAGACGGCACACGCAAGCGTCTGTAGCAATAGATAAATACCCTTTTTGCATGGAGTAGTCGTCCTATACTGTCTTTTCATCAATAACAATGGAGTGGCAGATATGTCAGATATTGCTAAAGGGAAAGTGGTTCAGCTGATCAGTGGTGGTCCGCAGATGTCAGTAGTTGACGTTTCGGATTACAACGGCAGTGGCAAAGATGATACGGAGAAATGCGTATGGTTCGACGCTAAGAGTGTTAGGTGCGAAGACGTATTTGATGTAGCCGTGCTGAAGGTGTATGAGCCGCCATCCAGTGCCTCGATGCGGGTAACTAGGAGTTGAGGCCAAGTACCATTAATAATTTGAGCCGCCTTCGGGCGGTTTTTTATTGGGCGGAATCGTTATGAATCACCAGATTTTTAGCATAGACCAGTTGATTGCGTGCTATGCACCGCCGAACCTTCGCTCGGTGATGCCAGGCAATAAGGTAATGCTCCGTTCTGGCGGACCAGAAATGACCGTGTGCGATACAAACGCTCAAGGTCAAGCAGTTTGCCAATGGATGGGTGCCGATGGCCTCACTCGCTCTGTGTTCGATTTGGAATGCCTCACTTGTTACGGCGCACGCTGAATTCACTATGACCAAGCACACCGTTATCTGCACCCTCACCGTCCACCGTGCATGGTGGGTGCTGCCCTACCTGAACACGCTCGCCTTCATGTGCGCACTGACTGGCCTGGAGCCGGACCTGCGAAAGGTGAACCGCATGATCGAGAAGGGCGTGACGCTCAAGGCCACGCCTGTCCGCTGATCACCACCATCGAAGGAATAGACCATGAGACTCGCAGCCGACCCGCAGCACCCCGACTACGATGCCGTTATGCTCCCGGCCAACGTATACCTGAACGGCGAATACTTGGGCCACTGCATCTTTGCAGATGAAGATTCCGGCGAGGCAGTCTGCGCCGCGCTGAACAGTGACGGCAGCATCTACCTGGTCGATGACGAGTTTGCTACCGAGGTGATGTGCGGACACATCCGCATCGAGAAGCGGACCACACCCGGCGCTGCGGGCTTCGATGCATGGATGCGTGAGCGCACCGGGGCAGCACACGCCGCATACATGGCGCGGCACAGCGCCGGCGGCCAGGCATACGCATAACGATGGCCTGGTCGAAGCTTTCCCGGCAAGAGCGCGGCTACGGCGCAGCATGGGACCGAGTCCGCAAGGTAGTGATGCAGCGGGACGGCGGCCTGTGCCAGGTATGCCTCAAGGCGGGCCGCTACGGCGTCATCGCGTACGCAGTCGACCACGTGGTCAGCAAGGCCAAGTGCGCGGCGCTGCGATGGTCTGACGTACGCACAGATGCCCCGAGCAACCTGCAGGCGATCTGTGCACCGTGCCATGAGGTGAAGACCGAAGCCGAGCAGGGGAAGACCAAGCGGCCGGTGGTGACAATCGGCCCGGACGGCTGGCCCATCTCAGAATAATGTATCACCAGAAACATTCTTACGCAACAACATTCCCCGTAGAAATGTTGTCATGAGGGCATCCCCAAACTTCGGGGGCTTGAGCCACACAGGACCGCGCTCACCCTCGATACGCACACCCGCGAATTGAGACTTTTTTTCTGGAATCGAAATCATGGCCGGACGACGCCCGACGCCAACCGCATTGAAGTTGGTAAAAGGCAATCCCGGAAAGCGAGGGTTGCCGAAAAATGAGTCCAAGCCGAAGCGCGAAATTCCATCGTGCCCAGCTCACCTCGACGATAGTGGCAAAGTTGCTTGGGGCCGCCTATCCGTTCTGCTTGATCGAATGGGCGTGCTGACGGAAGCGGACAGTTTCGCGCTTGAGCGCCTGGTCGACTGCTACACAGACATTTTGGAGTGCCGTTTGCTAATCGCGCGCGACGGCCGCACCTACACAACAACAACGATGCAGGGAGACGCCCTCATCAAGGGAAACCCAGCCGTCAATCAACTCCGCGCTGCCGATGCGCAGTTCAAGTCTTACCTGGTGGAGTTCGGCCTGACCCCAGCCGCCCGTTCGAAAGTGCATGCCACACCAGATGAAGACGACAAAAAAGACCCGCTCGCCGAGTTCTTCGGATGATGCGGTAACGGAGTACGCGCAATCGGTTGTTGACGGCGTGCGGGTTGCCGGACCAGACGTACGCGCCCAGTGCGCGCGCCATCTTGCCGACTTGGCGGAGGGCCCCAAGCGCGGTTTGGTCTGGAATCTTGCGGAATCGAACAAGGCCCAGCGCTTTTACCGGAACGTGCTGAAACTGAACGGCGGCGACTTCGAAGGCGTGCCGTTCGAGCTGCTGCCGTGGCAAAAATTCGTAGTCGGTTCGCTGTTCGGATGGCATGGCGGTGACGGCTATCGGCGCTTTCGAGTGGCGTACGTCGAGACCGCGAAGGGCTCCGGAAAATCGCCGCTTGCGGCTGGCATTGGAATGAAGGGGCTTGTCGCAGATGGGGAGCCGCGAGCTGAGATTTACAGCGCCGCGACGAAAAAAGACCAGGCGATGATCCTGTTCCGGGATGCTGTGGCCATGTGCGACCAGTCTCCGGAGCTCACAAAGCGGATCACCAAGAGCGGCACGGGGGAGAAAGCCTGGAATATGGCCTATCTCGCTCAGGGCGCGTTCTTCCGGCCGATCAGTAGCGACGATGGCCAGTCGGGCCCACGACCGCACATCGCACTGGTTGACGAGCTGCATGAGCACCGGACAAATACCGTTGTAGAGATGCTGCGCGCCGGCACCAAGTCAAGGCGCCAGGCGATGATCTTCATGATTACCAACGCCGGCAGCGGGCGCAACGGTCCGTGC